TTGGGCTACAAGGGCGTGAGGAGGGAAGGTACTGAAGGCGGGGCTTCAATCCGCCGTTGTACAGCTTTTAACCATGGGTCGGCCCATGGCCTTCGCTCCATTGTGGCAACGAACAGCATCCCCCGATACTGTCCTTCAAAACGCTGGCCAGCGTGCTTCGCGAAAGCTTTGAAATCATAACATGACGATGGTCAGGCGTCATATTCTCTTAAGCTTTCATCACCATGATGATCCGGCATGTAGTCATCATCGGTGGCGTCTGCTTCCCAGGATCGCTCAAGCTGCTCTTCTTCCTTCAAGCGTTTGGCGTGGGCCTTTAATTTGGGAAGCAATGTAGGAATGTATAGATGTTCGGCGGCGAGAAGCTGGAGAGAGGTTTGCCTGCTAATGGGGGCATTTTCTAATAGCGCAACAAGAAATTTTGTTTCCTGTATGGTTAATTTGCAATAAGTCACTTCATGGCGGAACTATTGTTTGAAAATCATACTAGGAAATTAAGCTTTCGATCCAACCAATGTCATCATCTTTACTTGCAGCAAGAATGGCACCAGCCATGGCAAACGCCAAGTCGTCAATGCCAGTAGCTTTACCACCAGTTACGCTCCATTGTCCACTTGGTTTGTACACCACGGTTAGATTCTTGAGTTGCATGATTGCCTTCTCGTGGCGATAGACATTAATTTGTCCTGCATTGAATAGCTCTCGCATTTTGCTGAAAGCCTTCATTTTTGAACTGACCGTCCAAGTGAGTTCCGTGATAGGCAGATCACTAGCCAAGCTTTGAATGGTGCCCGCACTATTGAACTGGTCCATCACAATGGTGTCAAAAACATACAGGCGATGTTGCTCCTTAATCCAATCTTCCACGGCATTGATATTAACTTCCATTCTTCCATTGATTTCAAAATCGGCTACGAACGAATGGAACTTATCCACGACGAGAGTGCCGTTTTCATAGTGAACAATGCAAGCAGTGTAGTCGTCACGACCAACGCCACCACGGGCGGGGTCAAGGGCAAGTACGTAAGCTCCTTGGAATTCAGGACGTGGTGGTAATGCTGCACGGCGATCATCAATACAAGCATCAATCACATCGCTATTCACCAGCGCGGAAAGATTGCTGGCGAATTGAGCTCCATACTCAACTTTAAATTTGTCAGGATCGCGCTGCCTTTCGGCATCAAGAAAATCTTGAGAGATATTGGGATTCATCACCCATGTGGGATGATTCTCCGCAGCCATGAACGGGAATCTTCCCGACGCTGCTTCTTTGAAATGTTCCCAAAAAAGACCTTGCCCTAACCATGGTGACGAAAGTTCGAGAATCCTCCCCTTTCCACCAAACTGAGCGATGGCGGGTGATAGTGCATCGTAGATGCCTCTACCTCCGCTATTGGCGTCACCCTCGGTAGCAAAAGCTAGCTCATCAAATACTGCTCCTGCGCAAGCAAGACCACGAGCAGCGCGCCCAGACGTAGGTACGGCTTTAAATACGCATCCATTGCTGATTTCGATGAGATCTGCTGTTTCTCGGACAATTTCTTGAGCGAAAGGACTTTCGAGAATTAATTGGCGAATATTGTTTAGCGCAATCCGAGCTTGATCCTGCGAGTTTGCGACAGTTACGATATAAAACTTTTCCCCCTTTCTCACTTTTCGTTTATAGTCTTCTTCGAGAACAAAGCACATGTAGATGCACGCAACTGCAGCCATCAGCGTTTTGCCGCTACGTCTGCCGAGCGCCCAAATTGCATTTGAAATACCAGGACTGAAGAATCTGTCTAATATTTTTGCCTGCATTGGGTACAGCTCTAGTCCCAAGGCGTGCTTCGCAAAATCCGAACACTTAAGCTGGCTCATCGCACTTTAATGCAGCTTTTGCAGGTCCATTTCTTGTACTGCTTCTTTCTGCCTTGAACTAGCCAGTACAGCATTGTATGGTGCAAATTATTTTCATCAGCAAAAGCGCGCAAGTTTTCAACTTGATGCACGTTGCCGTGTGGATCAACAAGTTCACAGAAATACTTTGTCTTTCCTTTCGCGATGTTGCGGCGAGCCTCTTCGGATCGCCTTAATCCTTTGTTTGCTTGAGAAATCTTGCTACGAGTTTCTGGTGGTATTTTTTTTCCCCACATATGATTCTTGACACCTTTTTGTTTGTCTCCAATTTTGCGCTTTGTTTCCTCCGTATGAACGCGCCTTTTGCTGATCTCTGAGATTTTTTTCTTATGCTCGAAGGAACGAATCGCGCCGCCTGCCCCCTCTCCGCCATCGGTGAGATTGCGAAGAATACCAGTACCTTTGTCAATGCGTCCGTACAGGGTAATGCAATACTTTTCCAAGTTAAACGCCTCTTGTTCGGTCAAACCTTCTTGCACGTAGACGATGAATGATGGATTACTTGGTTTTGGGATCGTGCGACTTTTTGAAGTTGCGCGATCTCGCGCTCCTTTGCCAATGTAATAAGGACTCATGCGCCTGCCGTGTGCCGAGTCTTTTTCTCTTAAGAATGCGTAAACGTAAAAGCGCCGTGGATCTTTCGTCATAACGCCTTTAGGGTGCTTAAAGATAATAGCTCAGTCTTCGGAACGAAATAGGCAGGGCGATCGCCTGCTGGATCTTTCTTCCATTGTTTCTTCATCGCATCGGCAGCTTTTATCCAACCATGGATGAGCGTAATGCGATTTTCAATTGTGACAAGCACCAATATCTTATCTGGACTTTCGTCGAGCTGCACTATTAAATCGTAATAATGCTTAGAGCGAGTTTTAATGTCGATGTTTGGAGGAAGATCAAAAGAGCCGCGCTGCGCCTCTGTTTCTTGATAAAGCTGATCTTCCATTCCAAGCATCACTGCCACTGCCATTTCGCCTGCAGCTCCGAGCATGTGATAGCGAAGAGCCAGTTCTCCTTTCTCCGCTTTTTCCCCACCATTGTTCCGGCTTTTTCTGCATTGCTGCTCATTGATCGCCTGCCTGCGAAAGGCTTCAATGCGAGCACGTTGTCGCTGATCGGGAGTGAAAGCAAAAGTGAGGGGCATTAACCAGTCCATAATGGCCAGCTTCTACGACCAATGTATCCAGGAATTAGACTGAAAGCAATACAACGTAGCCATCAGCGTTCGTTATGGAAGGCGAAGCAATTGATTTAGGGCATGCCACTGCTGGTGGCATTCGTGCGGACGGTCTGCAAAACGTGCTAATTGGCATGGGTACTGGTCGTGACAAGGCGCAATACACTAAAACCACTGCCACTGTCTTCCTTGCTCAGGAGGAGCTTGAAAATCTCTATGGCGAATGGTTGCCCCGCCGCATTGTTGACATCTACGCAGATCAAGCCACGAGAAAGGGCTTTAAAGTGTTGTTTGGTGGCGATGGCGTAAGAGCCGAGGAAGTACAAGGCATTGAGCAAACGATTGAAGACCTCTACATCCTCGAACACCTTAATCTCGCAGCCAAGAACTCCCGCCTTTATGGGGGTGCTTGCCTACTTCTTTTTATTGACGATGGGCGTCCCGCTTACATGCCTGTCGATAAACGCAACATACGTCGTATCGAAGAAATTGAATGTCTTGATCGTTGGCAAATTGCCCCAGTTATCAACGAAGAAAACCTCTACGATTATTCAAAAGCCACTTATTATCAGATCATCTCTGGAGATTTAATTAACGAGCCGACGCTTTCTTATATTCACAAAGATAGAATTTTGCGGTTTGATGGCGATTGGCTGCCTTATCGCATTCGACAAAGGAACTATGGCTGGGGCATGAGCAGTTTGCAAACTGTTTATGATAGCTTTCGTCATTATTGGACTGGCCTTAATTCTGCTGCCACTCTCCTTACTGAGTTTGATATTTTTGTTCACAAAGTGAGGGGCTTAGCGGCAATGCTTGCTGCTGGCAAAGAAAGCTCCATCCGCGACCGCTTGCAAGTGAATGATATGAGCAAGAGCATTTATCGCGGTTACGCGATTGATGCCGAGAAAGAAGAGCTTGAATTCATTAGTCGCAATTTCGGCGGCATTGGAGAAATCCTTGAAAAGTTGCGTGTAGATATTATTGGTGCTAGCAAAATTCCTCATACTGTTTTGTTTGGCGAAAGTCCGAGTGGACTTGGTTCTACGGGGCGTAGTGAAGAGCGTGATTTCGCCAAGATGCTTTCTGATTATCAAAGCGTCCATTTCAAACGTCCTGTGAAGAAGCTGATGGAATACATCATGCTTAGCAAGGAAGGTCCGACGAAAGGAGAGATGCCAGATTCGTGGCGCATTTCTTTCAATCCATTGTTCGAGCTTAATGAGCGCGAAATGGCTGACGTACGGGCTCGCGTGGCGGCCGTAGACGGCCGTTACATTCAACTGGGTGTACTGAGTCCTAAGGAAGTGGCAGATGCCCGCTACGGCGGTTCTGAGTGGAGCATGGAACTCACGCTCGATCCGTCTGTCGTTCGCGAGCTGCCTACTCAAGGTGGGGGTGGCCCCACTCAGTCCGGGGGTGGGAAATTAGCAGTGCCTCCTGGTGGGCGCGATCCTATGAACGAGGAAAATGGCACTCTTCCCATGGATGGAAGCAGGGAAGTGGAAGACAGCGCTGGTTTGTATCTTCCGCGTGACTTAGAAAAAATTCGTGGCGACGTAAAGTTCACTGACAAAGAGCTTCATTCTCGTGCCGTAAGCGCCGCTAAAGCTAAGTTCAAGGTGTGGCCATCTGCCTATGCAAGCGGCTATGTCGTGCAACAGTACAAGCAAATGTACAAGAAAAAGCATGGTTCATTAGGAGGTGCTTTTAAGAACGACAAAGGTGAACTGCATGCCGATGACCTTGATAAATGGTTCAAGGAAAAATGGGTGAGGATTGGCGCTAACGGCGAGATTCTTGGACCTTGCGGTGCTCGCGAAGAAAAAGAAGGCAAACCCAAATGTCTTCCCCAGGCAAAAGCCCAAGCCATGAGCAAAGAAGAGCGTCAAACAATTGTGCGTCGCAAGCGTGCTGCTGATCCTGATCCCGAGCGGAAAGGACCAGCAAAAATGGTCAGCAGTAAAACAGACGCAATTGAGCCATTAAAAACCAGCGGACTTATTCTCGCTGACATTGACGAAGCTTCTCTCATTGACGAAGAGGACATTTCTGCTGCATTGAATCAATGGAAAGAAGAAGCGCCTGAGCGCTTCAAAGATATCCTGGAGGCAGAGGATGTCCAACCTCAATGATCTTTCTCAATTTTCTGAAGCCATTATTCGTTTTGATGAATCATCCTGGAGTTACGACCCTATTAGTGGTCGGTATCGCGGCGCTAAGGGACGCTTTCTCAGCGCTCGCGCAGTGGAAGCATTGGTGGATGGTCGAATTAACAAGCTTGGCGCTGAGCTACGGCGTTTTACACGTATGCTTAGCGCTGGTGATATTACGCTGGATCAATGGCAAGAAAGCGTAAGAGAAGCTCTTAAGATTGTCCATGTACAGGCGGTAATCATTGGCAATGGTGGCAGAGAAACCATGCAGGCAAGCGATTGGGGGCGCATCGGGCAACGTCTCCGTGTGGAATATGCTTACTTACAGGGCTTTGCTCGCGATCTTTTGGATGGGCGCGTTTCTAGTGCCATGGCTCTTGCTCGTATCGGGCTGTATGCTCAAAGTGTGCGAGGTAGTTTTTGGGAAGGTGCCAGTATTCGTCAAGAAAAACAAGGCTACTCTCTAATGAGACGCATTCTTGACAGCCAAGCGAAGCATTGCCAAGATTGCCTTGACTACGCAGCTCGTGGCATGGTCTCCATTGGTAGCTTGCCGCTTCCTGGACAGCGCTGTGCATGCCGTGCCAACTGCCGATGTAGCGTAAAATATTTCCGACAACAAGCGCCAACAGTGGCAGTTTGAAATGGATGTTTTAGTTGGCAGCACTGGATTGATTGGCAGCGTGCTTCGTGAGCATCATGATTTTGACTGCCGCTTCAATTCGGAAAACATCCACCTAGCCCCATTGTTGAAAGAGGATATTGACACGCTTTATTTGGCGTGCTTGCCAGCAGAAAAATGGAAGGCGAATCAATCGCCAATGGCCGACTTCGATAATATGTATCATGTATTGTCAAAAATAAGACTATGGAGACCGAGGGGAATCGTTCTTTATTCGACAATTGATATTTACAGTCAAACTTATAAATACGTGCAAGATTTTCCAGAGATACACGCCATTGATTACGGAGGCACTCGCTATATCTTTGAGCTGCTAGTCAAGCAGACATTTCCCGATGCCATCGTTACCATTATTCGCCTTCCGGCATTGTTTCATAAGCGCATTAAAAAGAATGCCCTGTTTGACTTATTGAATCGGCACAATGTAGAAAAGATTAACTCCAATTCCTGTTATCAATGGTACGATTTAGGTGACTTATGGGAAGATACCGAGGCATGTGAAAAAGGAAGGAGCCATCAATGGTTTTCGGCCCCCATTGAAACACTGGAAGTTATTGATAAATGGTTTCCTTGGGCTAAAACAGAAGTTGATTGTGGTGTTCGCGTTGAATACAATTATGAGCCATACTTTGCCAGCAAGGAGGCAATTATGAAGAAGATGGAGGCTTTCATCAATGCTTGGAATTAGTGCTATCGGCTGGAACGATGAAGAGGAGGAGCAAATTTTAAGCGCAAATGCCGGCGCGTTTAACGTCCTGGAAATCGTGCCTGCACGCATCTTTGCTCAAAACAAAGACTACGCCGATATTGCAAAAGAATACCGCGAAAGCTATGGACTCTGGGCCTATTCAGCGCAAGCTTTATTCTTTCAGAGCAACGTACAAAGCTTTGAAGATACTGTTGCAGTATCCGAGCACTTGTTGAAGGTGATTAGCCTCGGTTCTCTCATGGGAATCAAACGTTTCGTGCTAGGAAGTCCCAATTTGAGAAAAGGGAGTCCATCATGCTTGATGAACATTCTGAAGCGCATGGATGCAGTGTTGGATGCAAATGGAGCCATTCTCTGTATCGAGCCTGTAGCAAAATGCTACGGGGGCTCCTATTTCTTTACAGTCAACGAAATTGTCAACCACATTGATTTCTTTAATCTCAAGAATGTTAAGACAATGCTTGATACTAATAATGCTTGGCTTCAAGGCGATAGCCCCAGGAAGCTATTAAATCATTATTGGCCGTACATTGCTCATGTGCATATCAGCGACACTGACAATGGACCACTGCTAAATAAATACGAACACAAGCAAATCAAGAGAATGCTTGATAGCATTAACTATGAAGGCGCCATTGTACGTGAGCTATTCCAGGCTAAAAAGAATATGACTGACTATCCGCTATTCCGCAGTATCTACGCTTGAGACATGGCTTCTTTTGCCATCTTCTCGATGGCATAGATGCCTTGAATTTTGCCAGTGTAAAAAGACAACAAATTATCTTGCTGCCTAAAAACAGGAGTGCGCTGAGCGCTAGCGTTTTTGCATTTTGCTTTAATTGATACCACGGGAAATGCATATTTAAAATAGTCGCAAAAATCGGGCCAATAGCGCATCACGTGATCTTCAATTAAGTGGCGCCCATAATTCATTTGACCATAGTTTTTATCAAAGCAATTCATTTGTTTTTGCTCGATAATGCCAAGCTTCACGTGGCTTAACGAGAACATTGAAGAGCCATATGGGTAGATGGAAAATAGTTCGCCGTCGATAAAAGTGAGTGCGCCGAACGGGGGCGTTTTGATGGGGCGATAAACAAACATTGCCACTGCTTCAAAATAGTCTCCATTAAGAATTGGCAACAAGGAATTGTTTGTGCAATCAATGACGAAATCATAATCTTGCTTCAACAAGGCAAGCGATTTTTCGTTGATTTCTTCTTTTATCACGATGGGGGCTAGAAGCTCATCAAAATACTTGCCAGTGGCAGTTGGAGAAATATATTTTTCAATGGTATGCAGAAGTAACGAAGAATGATTAAGGAAGTTCGCGTCAGCTTCCGCGTGTGGCCAATCTTTAAAAACAAGGCGAATCGTTTCTGCGTCCAACAAGCTTTCGTCTTCTGACACTGCATAGAAATTATTCTGCACGTTTTCCGTTAAATGGCCATAGTCCATCATGAACTGTTCAAACGTATTCCTGCACAACATGCGCGTGGCATGATTCCTGGCGTAGTGATAGCCATAGTGCAATCGGTTTTGATTGATTAATGACGCTTCGGAGATGAGCATTTCATTGCGTTCAAATAATGTCACGTCAGCTTCGCCCATCAAGCGCGAAGCCAAGTGGCACCCCGTCCAGCCACCACCGACGATTGCGATCTTGAGTGCCATTAAATATCAATGCAAAGCGTTGGCTGCACTCCTTGCCAATTTGACTTGGCTTTGAACAGGTCCAACTGTGGAAAGTATTCTACGCGGCGGGGCATGCCGGTCCCATAGACATCCGCATGTCCTTGATAATTCCATTCATCTGGGCCATGCTTGTCGGGATGGTAAAGACCAGTCGGCGAGTCCTGTAGCTTCCAAAGCATGTAGTCCTCGTTAGGCACTCCCCATTGCTTCCATGCTTGCAATGCCTGTGGTGAGCTATCCATGTTTTTAATTGCCGTGAGGCGATCTTTATGGCGCATGAGATAATCCATGCTGTAAAGGCCAATGCTCATTGATGGCGTGTGCTTCATCGCCACCTTTTCAAAAGCTTCTGGCGGATCGTAGACGAGGCTTTTAAATGCCGGTCCAGCAATGCATGTGTCGTGAAGAAGAAACCAAAATGGGCTCGTGAGATGATGCTCAACAATTTCAATGAGGGGCGTATATTCAAACGAATTCTGGGGAGTGCAAACCATTGGCACATCACCATAGTGATCAATGCGCCAATCTTCCTGACCGCCATTAACGATCAGGATTTCGCTAGTGGCGATGCCGGCGCGAGTGAGAGACGGGACGATTGTCTTGAGAGTATGAGAAGCAAATCGCTTACAAGTGCTAATGCAAAAGCGCACAGAAGATGGTGGCAGCATGATTTTCCCCGTGTGCCGTCAGTATAGAAGCTGTTTATGATGACGAAGATTTATAGATGATCATGGCAAAAATCCTTTACTGCGGCGACACGGGAGTGCAAACAGGGTTCGGAAGAGTAGCGGAATACCTCATACCGGCATTGGCAAAAGAGCATGAAGTGCATGCTCTAGCCGTGAATTGGCACGGTGATCCTTCAGAAATGCAGCAGCATTGCAAAATGTGGCCCGCGATGGCTCATGGTCAAGATCCGTTTGGCTCTCATCGCATTGCATCCATCATTCAAGCTGTTCAGCCTGACTTGGTGTGGGTGACAAACGATATTTGGATTGCCATCAATTTATGGCAGCAGGCGAAGCCACTCAGGGAGAAGATGGGATTTAAATGGTTTGTCTATACTCCCATTGATTCCTACGGTCTATTCCCGGAACTGAAGGCTTACGTGGAAGAATGGGATGGTCTTGCCACTTATACGCAATTCGCGAATAACGAATTAGTGCGCATGGGATATGACAAGCCAGTTGACATCATTGGTCATGGCACTGACTTTGAGAAATTCTTCCCCCTCGATAAGCGGCAATGCCGGAAAGAACTTGGCGTACCAGAAGACGTGTTTATTGTCTTTAATGGCAATCGTAATCAGCCTCGTAAGCGAATTGACCTCACGCTGAAAGCATTCATTAAGTTTGCCAAGGACAAAGACGATGCACGTCTATGGCTCAATATGGGAAGCAAGGACTTGGGATGGGAAGTTATTCCTCTGTTTAAGCGTATTGCTCGCGACGAAGGTTTTGATCCGACAAGTAAGCTTATCTTGACAAGTCCCCATTTCTCTGTGGATAATTGCCTCACCATCGAACAACTCAATAAGGTGTATAACGCTGCCGATATTGGCATCAACACTTGCATTGGAGAGGGCTGGGGCTTAGTCAATAGTGAGCATGGTTCTGTTGGAGTGGCACAAGTTGTACCTGACCATACGAGCTTGGCTGAAATCTTTGATGAGGTGCCTCGTATTCAATGCAATGCTTCCGAAACTGATCGGAATTATGGTTTGGAGCGCTTGCTTCCTGATCCCGAAAGCGCAGCGGAAATCTTGTCGTATTACTACGAAAACCGCGATGCACTGAAGAAAGATGGGCAATGGTGCTACAAGCGTCTGCGCGAGGAACCGTTTACTTGGCCTTATATTCAACAGCAATTGCTTGCCGTTGTAAAGCGCACGCTTGACGCAAAACCGCCCGCCCCTGAATTTAAAGGTTTCGGCACTCCCGCAAAAATTGTTTGATCATGCACATCTCACAAATCTTTCTGTCTAATGATCCATCAGAAGAGCTTAGTCCTTTTCTGAAGCATGCCACTGGCACTATTGATGCCTGTTTCCCAGATGCAAAGCATAAGATTTACAACAACGAAGAACTGCGTTCCTTTATTGCCGACAACTATGGAGAGGAAGTGGTTTGGGCGTATGACACGCTCAAGCCTTTCTCTTACAAGGCCGATCTTGGGCGTTTTTGTCTGTTGAATAAGCTTGGTGGTTGGTATTTTGATATTGGCGTGAGGGCTTTTAATGCAGTGGAACTTGGTGATCGCATCAAGTTTCTTGCTTTCCGTGATATTCAGCGATTTAGTTATACGAGCTGGGCGTGTGCAACTACTGTGCTGTATTCTCAACCAGACAATCCAGCATTGCAAACTGCCATTGAAATGATCGTGGCGAATTGTATTGAACAATACTATGGCATCACTCCATTGTGCCCCACTGGTCCCACACTGCTTGGTAAAGCTTTGGCAGTGAATGGAAGCCAAGCCGATTTCATCTACGGCGACTACCTTGAACTAACGCCTACCCACGGTCAAAAGAACAGAGCGTTTGTGCTCCCCGATGGCACGATCATGGCATGGAGTAAGCCTGCTGGTGGCGGTGACTTGACAGGGCTTGGCGCTAAGGGCGTCAACAATTACAATGAGCTGTGGCAAGCTCGCAAGGTGTATGGCGATGGCTGATAGCACCATTTATGCCGTGTGCATTCCTGGCGAGAAGGTGCGTTACGAAGCTAAGTCTCGCATTGTTCCCATTATGGGAGGAAGCCACGCGCTGAGCAAGGAAGAGCGTGAAGCTTTGCGTGGAGAGGGTTATGTTTTCGACGATGAGAATGCTATGCTTTCTCCCTTAAATGATCGGTGGGGGGAACTTTCTTGTGTGCATTGGATGATTAACAATGCAAAAGAATCAAATATTGGCAACGCCCAGTATCGACGTAATTGGCTGGAACCAGAAGACGAATGGTATTGTCCTGAAACTTTGTACTTTCCAGAACCTGCTCAGTTTTCTTGCACGCTTGAGCAACAGTTCTATGGCGGCCATTCTGCTTTTGATGCGCCAGCAATCACTCGCAAATTGGCAGATAGTGGTCAGTGGGTATTCACGCGCGAGGAAATTGACAAGATCTGGGGGCAATCTTCCTTTATTGGCTGCAACATGGCGCGTGGACCAAGACTGTCTTACTTCCAGTTTATGACTGTTTTATTTGACGCTCTCACTCCTGTTTGGCGAGAAAACAAGGAGCACTTTCTTTCCATTGAAGGTTATGACAAGCGTGCAATTGCTTTTACTGCCGAACGCTTAATTACTGGCATGGTTTTATGCAGGGACAGGATTTTGCCAGGCGTTAAAATTGCCACGGCTCCGATAGGATTTATTAATTAATTACGCTCAAGCTTGATCATGACCACGAAAGAAAAACAGGCAAAAGTTGCGAAAGTGATGCGTGAATTTAAAGCTGGCACGCTTAAAGGCAGTGATAAAAAGCCTGTGACAAATCGCAAGCAAGCAATTGCCATTGCTCTTTCGGAAGCCGGCATGAGCCGTCAAGGTAAAAGCGATGCCTATTGGGACAATTATTTCATGACTCTCATTGGAGAGGAAGAGGAAGAAGAAGAGGAAGAAAAGGAGGGGATGGAGGATGGATCTTGTGAAAAAAAGCGCTGAGGGGCGACGCTGAAAGCTTTGCCCCTCCCGCCTCTGTAAGAGCCGCCGCCCGTCGTGGCCTAGAGCTACGCAAGAAACATGGCAAAGGAGGCTTGACAACGCAGGAAGCGGGTAAGCAGGGCATTGGAAGCGGCGTTGCTCGTGCGGGCGATTTGGCTGGTGGCAGCAAGATTAGTTTTGCCACGATCAAGCGCATGTCTGCGTTTTTCTCTCGTCATGAGAAAAACAAAAGCGGCGGCGAGGATGATGCCGGTTGCATTGCTTGGCTTCTATGGGGCGGCGATGCTGGTAGGGCATGGGCGAATCGCATTATTAAGATGGTGGAAAGTCGCAAAAAAGACTCATGAGCGAATACGTACGTGTCATTGAGGAAGAGGATGAAGGTATTGGCGTGATAAAGGCTCTGGCTATTTTGTCGGCGCACGAACATCGCAATACCTCCCTCTGGCGACTTGTTGAGCAACAGCATTTCAAGAATGGCCGCCTAGAGGAAACGCATATTTTCGTGGAGAATCACTACGAAAAACCAGACGAGCATTTTACGCCCATCAAAATGCTTGTATTCGAGGCCGAAGCCATCGCAAAATCCTACGTAATGAGCGGCATTGAAGACCAGCTTCTTGATTTGCAAGATGATGATGACGACGAGGATTGATTATTCGTTTTCTCAATAAATCCCGTTTATTGAGAATTCAACTAATTTTTGCAATGAATGATGGGTAGCCCATTAGCCACAGCACGCTAATTCCATAGAGGCCACTAAGAGTGCGAATTTGCACACAATCTGGCGGGGCAGTGCCTTTTTCAATGCGGCAATAAGAGCTTTGACTAATGTGTAGCTCTTTTGCTACGTCATGTTGAGTGAGCCCGGCATTAAGCCGGGCTTCTTTAATGCGACTTGCAATGAGAATGCGAGCCTCCTGGTGGGGAAGTTTAAGAGCGTCCGTCGTGCTACGTGCCAAGAACATCACAAGAATTTATTCCGTTTTGCATAAGCTCATAAAGTATAACATTCTCTTCTTGATAAAGTATGAATATGAGCACCATTTCCTGCCGATACGATTTCTCTCCAATTGAGAAATACGAACTCACGCCGGAAGGTTATCTTCGGGCATGGGCTTCTATCGCACGCACTGGCATCCAACACTACACAGATAGTGATGGTTCCATTCGTCGCGAATATCGTCCTGAAACAGAAGTGGCGTCTCCCGATAGTCTTGCTTCGTTTGCGGGCAAGGCCATCACTTCAGAACATCCGCCTGTGCTTCTCGATTCCGAGAACACTAAAGACTACCAAGTGGGCTTTAGTGGCACTGAAGTGGTGTACGACAATGGTTTTGTCAAGGCGGTGATGACAATCACTGACGAAGACACCATTAAGCGCATCATGAAAGGCGATGCTCGTGAGGTAAGCGCGGGCTATAGGGTGAATTACGATCCTACGCCTGGCGTTACAGAAAACGGCGAACATTACGATGGAGTCCAAAAGGAAATCATCGGCAATCACATCGCTGTTGTCCGCCGGGGCCGCGCCGGCCCGCAAGTGAAGCTCCATCTTGATAGGCAAGATGCTGCTGATCCATCTTTATTTAAAAACACTGAGGAACGTCTTATGACTGCCAAGGTCGTATTCGACGGCGCCGAGTTCGAGGTGAGTGAGGGCGTTGCTCTTGCTATCACTAAAGAACGGGAAGATGGCCGTATGTCCTATGAGGACATGAAACAAAAATACGATGAAATGATGTCCAAAGCTTCCAAAATCAAGGAAGAAATGGATGCCATGGAAAAAGAAATGAAGGGTAAGTGCGATTCTGCGGAGGGTCGTGCTGATGCTCTGGCTGAGCAAGTGGAAGAGCTTTCCGCTGAACTCGCTGCTGCCAAGGAAATCAATCTTGATTCCATGGTTGAAGAGCGCGTGGCTCTCATTGAGAAGGCTAAGCCCATCCTCGATAGTGCCTATGCATTCGCTGGCAAAACTGCTCGCGAAGTAATGGTTGATTCCATCAAAGCAGTGCGTGGTGATGAGCTTGATCTTTCTGAGAAAAGCGACGACTACGTGCAGGCAATGTTCGACACTCTCTCTGAGGGTCGTTCTGACTCTGCCACCACTGACGAGCTGCGTAAAACCGTAGCTTCCATTGCTTCTCCTGTTTCTGCACCCTCTGCCTACATGGACATGCTGCAGAATGCATGGAAGAAGCCCCTTTCCATCTCTAAGGAGGCTAAGTAATTATGGCCGTAACTTTCTCTGCTTCGGGCACCGCCTCCGCTGGTGGCGTGCAACAGGCTTATACCCTGCAGCACGACGCACTGCTGGAAGGTCAACTGTCTGACATCCGCGACAACACCATTAGCACTCGGGTTAACGAAACTGGCGCTGTTGTACCCTTCGGCAATCTTGTCGTTTATAACACTGCTGGTACTGCTGCCAACTCTGCTACCACCATTTCTGGCGTTTCTGATGCCGTGCTGGGCGTCAATGTCCTCACCTATGTTGACGAAACCGCTCGTGACGCAAACAATCGTCCTGGCGTGAAGAACCAGCAAGCCATGAACGTGGCCAATGAAGGTGCAGTTGCCGTTTATGTGACTGGCGCCGTTACTCCCGCATCGATCGTGCGTGTGCTGTATTCCGCTAGTGGCACTGGCAAGGCTGGTCAGTTCTCCCATGCTTTCGCATCGGGCCGAACTGTTCGTCTCGCTAACGCTCGCTACCTCACCTCCACTACTGGCAGCGGTCTCGCTGTTCTGGAGCTGAACGGTCCGAGCTTCACCCTCTCTGCTGATTCTTGATAGGAGGCTCTTAAAAATGTCTGAATTCCGTATGGATGATGCGGGCCTGTTCCTCCAGCGTCAGCTTGAGTACATCCGCCCCCAAGTGTTTGAAGTGCAGTATGCGGATATTAAATATCCCACTGTGCTGCCTGTTACTAGCGAAGCTGGTCCTGGCGCCCAGACTTTCACCTATCGCATCATGGACTCCACTGGTGAGTTCCGTCTGATTGCCGATGCTGCTGATGATCTGCCCCGTGCTGACATCAGCCAAATCGAAAAGAGCATCAACATCCGCTCCTTCGGTGGTTCCTTCGGTTATACCGTGCAGGAACTGCGTGCTGCTCAAATGGCCAACATCGCCCTGGAACAGCGTCGTGCTGCTGCCGTGCGTCGTGCCTATGAGGAGAAAGTGGAAAACGTTGCTTTCTTCGGCGAAAGCACCGTGGGCCTGGCTGGCTTCTTCAACAACTCCACTGTGGATGTTGTGGCTGCTGACAAATGGTTCACCACCGCTAGCATCACTGCTCAAGAAATGCTTGAGCTGCTGAACTATGGCGTGACTGCCATCATCAATGGCTCCAAAATGAAGGAGCAGCCGGACACCATTCTGCTGTCCTACGCCGACTACAACAAGATTTCCACCACTCGCAACTCCGATTCTTCGGACGTGACCGTGCTGGAATACTTCCTGCGTACCAACCCCTACATCCGCAATATTGAGCCCATCAATCAGTTGGAAGCCGACAATAGCGTGCTGAATACTGATCGCATGGTTGTGTACAAGCGCGACCCCGAGAAAGTGCAACTGCACATTCCCCAGCCGCTGGAACTCTTCCCGCCTCAACAGCGCGGTCTTGAGTTCATCGTTCCTGCTCATGCTCGTGTGGG